GTACCGCCCTCAGCCTGCTTCTTCGCAAGCTCACGCTGCTCGATCAGCTGCAGCAGCGTATACGCGTTCGGCTTAGGAGAGGGGAATGAGTAGCGCCGAGGCCGGAACAACTGGTTGAAGCCGAAGGGGTCATTCTCGAAGATCGACACTACTCACCTCCTCACTTTGCGAACTTGAATGGGAACCTGGTAACGTTAGGGTACAACGTCCGCAGCACCTGGAGCAGGAACGTCCGGTGCTTCGGGTCGCTTGTGTTGAGACCGAGTTCGACAGCGAAGCGGTTGTAAAGGGTCTCCGGCTTCGCGTTCGGAACACGCATCCCATGCTTTTTACCATCTGACCACGAGGTGATCGAGTCACGAAGTGACCGCACCAACTTCAGCCGATCATCCATCGGGAGCTTGGACGGGTCTTCAACTCCTGAACCAGCCATCTGATCCCGAGCGTAATCGAGCTTCAGCTCGTCTAGAAGGTTGTTCGTCTTCGCGTTCTCCAGCTGCTGTTCCTTGATCTTGTAGTCAAGGCCCATCTGGTTGGCCCCGAGCATCATGTTCTGGATCGCGGCAAGCTGCTGGAACCGCTGCGCCTCCGCCTCTGCGAGGTACTTGGAGCGGGTCGCGCCCTTCTGCTTGATTAGGTCGGTGCGCTGGCCCTGCAGCTCGTTGGCGAGCTTCGCCATGTAGTTGGTCTCGTTCTGCTTGGCCGCAGCCGCCTGAGCGTTGAGGATGCCTTCGAACGAGTTGTCGAAGCCCTTCTGCGCGTTGGCATCGCCCTGCAGCCCTGCAGCGAGCGTCTGGCCCCATGCCCCGACCATTCCTGCAGCGGGGGAGGAACCAAGGGCTGAAGCGATGGCAGCCGTCGTGTCGTTTAGACCCGTCTGGGCCTGGTTCGCAGCCCGAATGTTCGCCTGCTGCCCAAGCTCACGAGTCTGGTTGGCCTGCTTGTACCAGTTCGAGATGTCGTGGACGTTCTGCTTCCCCTGGAGCTGCTGGAGCTTGATCTGCCGCGCCAGAGCGTTGATCGGGGAGTCGAACTCCGCTCCCGCTGCCTGGACGGCGAACTGGCTCGGGTTGATGAGCCGCTGCATCGCGGTCTGGAGGAGCGTCTCGAACTGCTGGCCAAGAGCGCCCATGGGGCCATGCTCGGTGGCAGCGTCACTGGTGACACTAACGTCACCGCCGCCTCCGGCCTGGGTCGTCCGAGTGTTCGACTTCTGGTTGGCCGTCCAATAGGAACCGGCCTTGTTGACATCGAGACCCTTCTGCTTGGCGAGCATGTAGTTCGCCCAAGCTCGCTGGGCCACCGGCCCCCATCCCTTGTCGAGACGATAACCGGATGCACGAAGGAGGTCGAGCTTCTGCTTGTCAGAAAGCGCCGGAGCAGCAGCCGTCTTCACTTTCGGATTCCCCTTGCGGGGGTCGTTGTCGTTCGTGCGGATGACGGTGGAGCCGACAGAACCCCTGCCCGGAACGTGCGGCATGTAGGTGCTCGGCGGTGGAATCATCAAGGGCGTCTCACCTCCTTATCCAATGTAGTAACCTCTACCCTGCGTGAACTTGACGGTCTGGCCAGCCTTCTTGGCTGCGTCCGCCTGAGCACGAGTCGTGTAGTACTTGGCGGCGGGCGCGGACTGCCCGAGACCGTACTTCGCGTTCATCCCCGCCGAACGTGCAGCGAGTGCAACTTGCCATGCAGGCTTCTTCGCCTGGGTGGCTGCCGCCTTCGCGGCCTGTGCCGCCGCAGCGATTGAGGTGGTGGGGGTACCTCCCGGTCGAACGGCCGGGGGCACGATCGGCCCGTTGTCCGTCGTAGGATCGGTACCCGGATCGGTTGCCGGGCCTTCGTTGAAGGCTCGGTTGTTGATGGCGTCCTGGATCGCCGCACGCTGTGCCTCAAGGAGAGCCTGCGTGTAGGAGAAGCCCGCACGCTGCCACTGGTGCTGAATGTCGCCGGAGGCCGACGAGAACCGACGACCGAAGTCGAGGTGCTGGCCCCCGTGCGCTGCCCGAGCACGAGAGACGCCTTGCGCCCCCAGCCCAGAACCGCCGAGTCCGCGCTCCTGCGCGTGCTCCTCAGCTGCGTCGAGATCCATCCCCTGACGACCCAGCATCTGCTGGTACTCGCCATACGGGTTCTGTACGTCCAGCCCGACGTTCTTCGTTGCCCCAGTGTTGGGATCAAACTCTCCCTTGAAGCCGTACTGCTGCCAGATCTGGGCCTGCTGTGCACGGAGGGCGCTCTTCGCCTCGTTCCATGCCTTCAGGGCCAGAGCTTCGTACTCTCCATACACGCCAGGATTGGGGATCGGCCCTGTAACATAGCTACTAACCGACATTCGTTATCCTATCCGTGTGACTGCGAACATGTTCGCGTTGTTGACTGGGGTCAGGTTGGCACCGTTGACATGGTAGACCTGTACCTGGATGTAGTCGTTGACAGCAAACCGCAGCATGTCAAAGATCTGCGGGCCGTGCTCCCCCGAGGAGGACTGCGCGGCAGCTCGAATGGCCGTCGTGCCCCAGTTCCCCGTGAGCCGGATGAACTTGTCCCCGGTAGCCCCAGAGGGCCAGTTGACGTGTGCGGTGACAGCGTAGGTGCCCTCAAACGGGATGATGATCCTGTCAGTGGCCGTGCTGTTCCACATACGGTCGATCGTTGTGTCGTGCGAGCGGGTGTCCCAGCTAATCGTCGTCCAAGTGGAGGGGACGACAGCGGCGGTCGTACTCGCATACACCCGCACAGCTGGAGACCGCAGTCCCTCCCCGATCGACTGAGCGGCCGGGGAGGAGAGCTGCAGCTGGTCATTGATGATGAGGTCTTCGACCTCTAGAGATTCGAAGTGGGAACTAGGCCCACCCTGTTGCTGGATAATCCGTTCAACGAACGCTTGAAGTTGCCGAGGAGTCCACTCACCAATCATTAGGGTCTCCCTGGCCGCTGCCATTTGAAACCGACAGCCATAGGCCCGATTACCAACTCATTAGAGAAGTTGTTGGTGGGATAGAGTCTGAAGGCGAGATACTGAGACCTCTTCAGGAACTTGATCCGCTTGTTGCGGAACACACCTGTTCCCGTAGCGGGAAGCGTCGTTAGACTAACCGATCCAGTCTCCTGCAGCCCCGTCACCGTCTCCAGCGTCAGACTATCGTTCACGATCTTATGATGCGCCTGAACCTGCTTGAAGAGCTTCTTCATCTGGGGGTCGCCCATGTCGAACTTCTTCGTCTCCAGGTACGGGCGAGGCCCGCCATTCTGGGAGAAACAGATAAACCCGTCACGTCCAGTCTGCTCGAATAGGTTCTCCCCACGCATCCAAGCCATTCCATCAGGGCTAGCGCCGTGAAGGTAAAGTAGCGTTCCTGAGAGGTTGGCTCCCCGAACTTCGGCAGCTCCGTGGATTGCCATGTTCGAGTGGAGAGTGACTGCCCGGTTCTTGAGGTTAACGCAGATCGTGAGACGGATGGGGATCGTGTCCACAGCCCCCTTCTTCACTCCGCGCGGAGGCTGCACCGTGTCGATGTAGAGGAAATAGTGCCCGTTGACGATTGCCGATCCCATGAAGTAGGCAGCACTCGTAGAAGAGAATCGCTCTACCGCTCGAACATACCACTCTCCGAGGGATTCAGAGGTGATGTTCTCGATCTGCGTACCATCATAGTAGTAGATCCCCTTACGTCCTGCCCACAACACACCGCCCTCATGCGGGCGAACGCTTCCAAGATGAATCGTGCCATCGTCTCCCAACTTCTTCAGCTGGAACGTCGAGGGGGTGCTACCGAAGATGCCCTGGACATCCCCCTCCTTCAAACAGAGGAGGCAGTTCTGGGTGGGCATGATCGCGTGGATGGGGGACTCGATCCCCTGAGAAGTCGGGAGGGGGATGAAGTCGCCGTCCACCGCAGAGAGGTCAACCGCTTCCGGGTGGAACGTTTCTGAGAAGTAGACCGTCGAATCGTTGGCGTACCACTGGCGTCCCGCGTAGGTAGCGTTGAGCCAACCAGGAGCACCGGTGTTGCTGAGTGTGACCGCTGTGGGCACCTGGTACGTCTGCGTCTTGATGGCGTAGAAGCGATCATTGTTGAGCGCGACCGCTGCGTTCGCCGTCAGAGTCAAGCCGGTGTTCGTGGCGACCGACGAGACCTTTCCAATGAAGGTCATGTCCTTGGAGAAGAGATTCCAGGTACCTGTATCCAGCCCCTGATCCTTGAACTTCGTGCTCGCCCCTGTCACCGTCGTAGAGGTAGTGGAAGTTGTGATGCGACCTTTTGCCACGCGAGGCGTGAACCCTCGTACCGAGTCGATCCGGTACGCCTTCGCCGTCACCGTGTAGGGACTCTTCTCCTTCAACGTCAGCGATGTCGTGCTCCCCACCGCAGAGATCTCTCCAATCAAGACCAAGGTGCCGGTGTCGTCATCTGTAGCTGCAAGGAACGCCCCCACCATCGACGAGGCAAAGCTCGTGCCGACGCCCGTCACAGCCGTACCCCCCCGCGTAACTGACACCGTGCCCGCCGTAGCGCTAGCCGCGCTCGCCCCCTTGTAGAGGAATAGACGCTGTGCCGTTGCGGAGGAAGAACTGGTGGCGTTCGACATGCCAAGGAAGGTTCCACCATTAAGGGCAGGCTTGGCATCAAACAACGTGGCGGATAGGGAGAACGTATACGAGGTGTGTATATTCAGTCCCGTCCCGGAGACTGTTCGGATGGAAAGTACGCTGTTCCCCGTCGTGGTATCTGCCCAGTCGAGGTCGAGCACACGCACAGGAGATCCCGTAGGCGTCGCAGCTCCAACAGCTCCAACCGGGCGCGCAGCCGAGAGGGTGGTTCCGGTAACAGGCCCCCGCTGCGTCAGGAGCGTCTCCTCATCGAGGAAGAAGTCCTGGAGGTAGCGAGCCTCGGTGTTCTGCAGGTCGTTGATCGGCTTCGCCAGGTTCATACCAAGCCGAAATCCGTCGATAGTTTCGATCTGGATCGGCATGGCTTACGCTCCGTTGTACCCGAAGGGGTCGTAGTCCTCCGGCGTCACGTCGAGGATGTATTCAGGCCGGTCGATCTGCCGGGTGTGGAGGTCGGCCCGCATCCGCTCGATGCGGTTCTCGAAGTGCCGCTCGAACTGCCCCGCCAGCTCAGCATCATCTTCCATCAGGTACAGCTTGAAGAGCGTCCCCGTCACCAGGATGCGCTGGTGGCGCACCGGGATCAGGATGTCGGTCTCCAGGCTTGAGGTCGTCAGCTCCGTCGGGAAGCGACTGTAGACGATGGTGGCGGAGGTCGTAGCGGTCGGCTTCGGCCAGAACTTCAGCTCGTTGCCGAGGAAGTAGTAGCAGCTCGGATCGCCCGTCTGGCTGAGCGCCGGATCGTAGGTGATGATGTTCTCGTAGCGCTCCGGGTTCAGCTTGCGGGGGATCGACGGGATGCGGATCGAGATGACCTTGGAGAGGCCGGTTGGCTCCGTGCAGTTGCCTGCCACGTCGATCGAGATGTTGCTCTCCGTCTCCAGGAACGGCCACTCCTCACGGGCGCAGACATCGTAGTAGGCGTCGTTCATCGCCTCCATCTTCTGCGTGTTGTCTGTGTCCTCGAACCCGTGGTTGTTGAGGACGGTAAGGATCTCCGATACGTCCATTAGTCCCCCTTGATGAAGACGCGGCTCTGCGGGTGGGTGCCAGCCTTGCGGTTGAACCACTCCATCGCTTCTGCCGCCTGGTAGGCACCTTCATCCGCCTTGCGCCGAGCTTCCTTCTTCCGCTCCTCGTTGCGGCGGTTCATGTCATCAAGCAGCTGTTCCCCCCACCGGAGCGTGTCCGCCTTGTACAGGCGCTTGAGCGCGTCCTCGGGGTTCGGCACGTCATCGAAGCCTAGAATCGGGATCACCCGATCGCTGCCGAGATGCAGCCCGTCCGGGCCATCGTAGTCGGACGGCATTTTCATCATGATGCACCACTGTCCGTTCTCGGGGTGCTGCGCGAAGATGAGACGCTCGTCGTACTCGTTTACGGCGCGATCGACCCGAGACGATGCGAGGTTCACCATTCCTCTACCAGGGATGTAGAGTGAACTCATGTTATTCCTCCAGTGATGTAAAAGTAGTTGGGGGTGGTATCGCCCACCCCCAGGAAGCGCTAATCAGTAGGCAGATTAGAAGCCGGTCGCGTCCGTCAGGCCGGACATGACCATGAGCGTGTTCCGCCGCGAAGCCCCAAGGTTGAGGTAGCGAGCAAGAACCGCCTGCCACGCGTCGCGATCCGGCACCCACTTGAGGATGTCGCCATCCTTGTCGAGGAAGTGCCAGTCGCGGTTGCTGAAGATCTTCAGCCACTTCGTGTCGAGGAAGTACATGTTCCCGAACGGAGCGTCGAGATCCGCGATGAGCGGCTTCTGCATGAAGTCGAGCGCCTCGAAACCACCCTTCAGCCGCGTCGGCTCGGTGTACCGAACCAGCGACTGCAGGAGGTTGAAGTACGCCCGCTGCAGGCCGTAGGACGTGATGATGTGCGAGACATCACCACCCGCGATCTTGACCTGGTTCCAGGCCTTGATCATGTTGTCCTGCGTCAGGCCGCCACCCGTCGTGTCGCGGAGGTTGTCCCAGAAGGCGTTCGCGCCCGTGGGCGTGATGCCGCCGAACGCCGTTGCCGACGTGGCAACGACCTGCTGGAGACCCGAGACTTCGCGGCACGCCCCGTCAACGACGGAGCCGTGACGGAAGACGAAGTGCGACGAAGAGGTCGTGACCGCAGCACCGTCAATCGTGATCGACGGGCCAGCGATGTTGACCGCCGTGACCTCGCGAGCGGCGTTGGAGCCACCCGTCACCGCGTCTACATCGGCAACAGTACCGATGATGACACGAGCACCGACGTAGATCTGCCCCTTGCGGAGCGGCTCAGCAGAGCTGAGGACGACCACGTTCGAAGAGGTCGTCGTGCCACACTGCGCGAGCTTGCCCTCGCCGTTGCCGTAGAACTGCCGCGCCAGATCCTTCTTGAGGTCTGCACGGATGCCATCAAGCTCGCCCTTGAGCACCTCAAGGAAAGCCCCCACCTCGGAGCGCGTCTTGGCCATCGAGGGGCCAGTGACGCGAACGCGACCGTAGAGGTACTTGAGGTCAAAGACCGCCCGGTTGTAGACCTGAGCGCCAGCAGCGGGAAGATCCTCATCCTCACCGCGAGCGCCGATACCACCCGAGCGACCACTGTGGAGCGGCACGATGGCCTGGTTGCCGAACAACTCCTGCGAACGCGACTCCAGGATCTGCAGGAAGAGCACCTCGTTGTTGAGCTGCTCCACCACAGGCGGGAGATACATGTCCTTCAGAATCGTCGACACGGTGCTGATTGCAGCCGTGTTAGGCATTGTGCGTTATCTCCTTAGAGACTTAGAAGTCGAAGGCACCTTCGGCAAGTGCCCTAGCCATAGCCGCCTCATGGGCCTCATCCAGCGACCCAAACTTCTGGGGCTGCTGGGAGTGACCCGTGGCGGGTGCAGCAGTAGTAGCGGTGTTCACCGTGGCCTTGGCATCGACGTACTGCGAAACCATCCGCTCACGCAGCGTGGCGTAGGCCTGCTGCGCTGCGAGTAGATCGCCGCCGTGGGCAAAGCCCAGCTGGCGAATCCATGCCAGATCATCCTCGGTATAGTTAGGATTGGCCTGCCGAATGGCCATCTCCTGACGTGTAAGCTCGGCCTCGATGGCCTGCAGCTCCCGCTCTTCCTCCTGCTGACGCACCCAAGCGTCGATCTCGTCGAGGCGCTTGAGCTTGTCCTGCACCTCCGGCGGAAGGAAGTCCAGCTCGTCGTTGCCACCCTCCATCGCGTTGTTCACGTCCGCAGCAGCAGCGGCAGCCGCCTCCTGGGGAGACGCACCAGCCTGCTGGTACTGGGCCGCGAGTCGCTCATAGACGGCCTGCTGGAACTCCGGGTTGGTGTTCAGCTCGTTGAGGAACTGAACCGACTGAACCGCCATGTCCGGGTCAACGCCCTGCTCCGCGAGCTTGCGGTACGGGGCGATCTCCTGGGTCTTGCGGGTGTAGTCGGCCTGCATGGACTTGTAGATGTGCTTCAGCTCGTCCGGCAGGTCTTCTGGGTTGATGGACGTGAAGGAGGTCTCCTCCTGGGAGGAGCTTGCTCCGGCATCAACCGGCTCTGGGGCGTTGCTCGAAGCATCGGTGCTTGGCCCATCCTCAACCCCGAAGGCTGCGGCGGCTGCGTCGATTGCCTCGTTCTCGTTGGCGAAGTTGCTCAACGAATCTCCTTTTAGTTGGACGCGGGTGCAGGAAGCTCCGGGGTCTCAACGACCTCGTACTGAGCGTCCTCCACCAATCCTGCGTCGATTACGTCGGCTTGGCGGGTGTCCGCTGCCTCCACGATCTCCGCGAGGAACCCACGCAACTGCGCCCTCGTCTCTTCAGGCGAGGGGAGCGCGTGAACAGTCTCGTGCCTTGTGGTCGCGTGACCCTCGATGACCCGCACCTTGTCCACAAAGACGCCTGTGATCCAGGCCATGTCCTTGGGTGAGACCTTGACGCTACGATCTGCCAGGGTCTCCTTCAGGCGGGTAACCGAGAGAGCGATCACTTCCTTCAAGTCTAGGAGGATGTCCTCGCGGGCTTGGGGAATGGCTTCCTCCACAGGTTCGGGGTAGCCTTCCTTCTCCCACTTGTCCCTCCAGCTGCGTACCGTACTGATGGCCAACCCACTCTCGCGCGCTGTGCGCTTGATGTTGCCTTCAGTAGCTTGAAGTAGGACTGCGACTCTCGCTTGGTCTTTCTCCGTGTATACGCGCCTAGGCATCTTTACTTCTTCGTCTGCTTAGGCTGTGGCTTGAAGCTCGACTGCTTTGCGCGCTTCTCTGCCGTGGTTGCGTCCGCAGAGGCCTTGCGAAGGGCGGCGGCATGTAGCTCCTCCGCCCTCCGCTCGTTAGCCTCGTGGGATGCGTTATCGCGTGACTGCTTCTCCTGAACCTCAACAGCCTTCAGCTTCGCGTCGATCATCATCTGCGCCGCAGCAGAAAGGTTCTCACCCTCCTGCCCAGGCCCAGCAGCATCGGCGTCAGGCTTGTCAACCGAGTCAGTGACCCACGTCTCAAGCGGCGGCTCGGACGTGTCGCCAGGCGTGACATCCACCCCCGACTGACGAAGGATCTTCGCCATCGTGGAGGGGCCAGTCGTCGCCTTGACCTGGAGGTTGACGCGAGGTGCCTGCGGCTCCGGCTGCGGAAGGCGCTGCATGGCCTCCTGAGTCAGCTCGGCGTGGACGTAGAAGCGCTCGCGTACCTCCGGGGGGAGGTTCTCGAACTCCACGCCCTTCATGAAGAAGGAGAGCACATCGAAGTGTGCCGCATGGTTGTCCACAGGCCCAGGCATGAGAGATGCACGCTGCAGCAGATACTGAGCCTCAGCCGGGTCGCCAGTGAGAGCCTCACCGGTCTCCGGGTTGATGCCCATGCTGATCTGCTGCATAGCTGCACGGACGGCCTCTGGGTTGAGAGGCACGCCCTTGATGAGCTTGTCGATCTCGCGGTAGGCCTGATCCTCGTCTGCCTGGAACTGGTCGGTGAGACCCCTCATGTTTCCGAGGTCGAGGAACTTGTGTGCCTTGTCCGGCGGGATGATCCGAAGCTCAACCAGGCGCTCGATCTGAGCCTGGCGTCCTGCGCGGGTGCGCGGGAGGCCCGACCCGACCTTGGCGGAGATCGTCACTCCGCCGTTGATGTCGGCCTGGGTGAAACGCTTCACCTGGATGGAGCCGCCACTACCCCGCACCTTGAGAAGGCGAGGCTCGATGTAGTACTGCTGGGCGAGGCCGAGCATCTGCTGGCCAGCCTTCGCAAGACCCATCTCGATCAGCTTCACGATCGGGGCGAGCTTGTCCGAAGCCATCTCCTGCAGGAGGTCAATGGCGATCCCCGCCTCAACGTTCGGCGGCACCTTGCCCTCCAGGACATCGACGGAGAAGAAGATCTCCTTCAGACGCCGGGAGATGTTCTCCAGGTGTTCGAAGACATACGGCGGGAGGGTCGGCAGCGTCTCGAACTCCGGCTTGTGGTTGCCGACAGGCGCGTACTGCAGCACCTGGCCCGGCTCGTTTGTGCGCCGCGTCCGAAGCGACCCGACCGGGGCCGTCATCACCGGGTTGATCGTCAGGTTCTTGTACTCGACGATCTGGGAGAGAGTCTTGTTCAGCTCCTTCTGGAGCGGAATCGAGTGCGTGACCGGAGCGTCGTCGTAGACACTGCCGGGCACGCGGAAGCCGGGGAACTTGACCAGCGGGAGCTGGTTCGTTGGGTACGTCCACTTCTCGTCGGAGAGGATCTGCTTCTCCGGCCCGTCCACCCAGGCGACGATGCGGCCGTTCGGCATCGCACCGGTCGGGAGGAAGTAGCCGATGTAGACCTTCCGCACCGTGGGATCGGCAGCGTCCTCAGCGTTTGAGAAGGGGAGCGTCGCGTCCGGTGAGGCCGCAACGTCCGTAGCCGAGATGTCCTTGCCCCAGCGAGACTTGATCTCGTCAGGATCGAGGTGGTGGACGCAGATCGCCCACTTGCAGTCCTCGAACGTCTTCGCAGTCGGGTCGAGGTAGACATCGAATGGAGACATGGCCTCCACCTTGATGTCGCCTACATAGACGACCTTCTCCTGCGGCTCGACGCCGACCTGCTCCAGCTGTGCCCGGAACATGTCCTTCATCGAGTCGTCTACGATCGGGTTACCCATCGGATCGAGCAGGAAGCGCATCTGCTTGCCAGCCTGCGCGTCCCAGCTGATCTTCCAGTAGCCCTGACCTGCGATGATCGCCCAGAGGAGGGCTTCATCGAGCTTCTCGTCGAGGCGGAGGTCGTCCCACCAGTACTCGAAGAGGCGCTCCGCCATCTGTGCCGCCTTCACGTCGTGGTCAGAGCCTGACCCCGGCGAGGCGTACATCTGCGGCTTGGTCTTCGTCAGCTGTGCCAGAAGGGCGTGTGAGCCGACGATGATCTGGTTCGAGACGATCCTGACTCGGTGGCGGGGCTTCTCACCCTCGTCCGTAGCAAGCGACTCCAGGCGATCCGACCGAGGCGGAAAGAAGCTATACTGCTTGCCCTTGTAGAACGCCAGGTTCAGCCTCCACTGGCGTTCAAGCGACTGCCGCGAACGCTTAGTCGCCTCAAACTTGTTGCAGAGGTCTGCAACGCTCTTGAGCTTCGAGACGGACTTCGTAGCCTTGCCCGCGAACTCTTCAGCCGGATGCACTCGTCACCTCCTTACGCCAGCTCGACGTTGGTGTTATCGAAACCTGTCAGTTCGAGCAGCTCCGCAACCTCTTCCTTGTTGACTCCGTAGAAGGGGTCACGCGAACGGAAGAACTCTTCGTCCTCCTCCTCTTCAGTGAGGTAAAGCTGCTCCATCGGAACGTCGTCAGGAACCGGCAGAGGCTTCTTGGCCTCCGCCAGCTCCCGCGACAGCTCAACGATCGTGTCGGTCAGCTCCTTGTTCGTCTGAAGGAGCTGCTTCACGATCTCTTCCATTACTCAGCCTCTTCGGCCTTCGGCTTCGCCTTGGGCTTGGGAGCGGGCTTCGCAGCCTGCAGCTCCTCAACACCCTGCGCGATCTTGCGGAACGCCTCCGCCTCGCGCCGAGCGACATCGCGCTCAGCCTCCATGGCGACGGCAGCATCCTGCAGCTTGACCGCCTCCTCCGGGGAGAGATACCCGAAGAGGCCAGCGGCCTCCTGCACGCACTCGTGGCACAGGTAGATGCGGTCAGCCCGCACACCATCGGTGTGGAAGCGGCCCGTGTCTACAAACGGCTTCGGCTCGGCCTGGTTACCCTTACGACACACGATGCAACAGGCGGGCGGAAGCGCAACAACTTCTGCGATCTGCATGAGTCTCCTTACCAGTCAGACCCGAGGTGCTCGTCCACAGAGAAGAAGTCTTGATACTCGTTCTCCACCGGAAGATCGGCCCGCATCAGCTCCTCAATCGTGTGAGGCTCCTGTACGAGCGCCAGATCCGGCGTGTCGGGGAGCAGAGCGCCCGCCGTGCGGAGCGCAATCTCCACGGCATCCAGACAGTCGTCCTTCGGGTTCTTGAGGGTAGAATCATAGTCCACCCATTCGTTGATGAAATCGGAGTGGTCAGGACGAACCTTGACCCGTCCGATGCGGAAGAGAGGTGCCATCGCAAGGATGCGCTGGAACTTCTTCCCCTTCGCGGGCATCTCAATGATCGGGGGGATCGAGCTTAGACGCATGACCTGCTGCGCAAGAGCAGCCTGGTAGACGTTGGACTCGATTCCGATCATGTGCGGACGCCACTTCTGGTGCATCGAAGCGATCAGCTCCACCTGATCCGGGAACGGGATGCGATCCGCGATCTGCTCCAGCAGGTAGTACTGGGAGCCATCCTTCGTTCCCCCGATCACAGCGAGGCTGAAGCGGTCAGCGGAGTCCGCCAGTGAGATAGCGGGATCTACGCCGATCCAGACGTTCAGGTCGAGTTTCGTCGGATCGTCAGGAGAAGTCGGAAGTTCATGGGTTTTGTAGTAATGAAGCCACTCACCAGCCAGCTCCTTACCTGCCATTGAATCGAACGCAGCGCAATACTCCTGCTTGAAGAGCATTGGATGGTACTTCTTCGACATGTACTCCCACTCTTCCCGTGGGAAGTACGGGTTGTCGATTGACCAGTACTCAACCCGCCCGATGGTAGGGTCTTCCATAGCTTCTTCAGACCAGAACTCGTCGTAGAACCAGTTCTTACCGGCAGGCGTAGTGGTGGTAATGACGATCCCGAGCTTGTCAGAGAGAGCCGGACGGGAGACTTCCCAGGCTCGTGCGTCTGAGATGAACGCGGCCTCATCCAGCCACATGATGTCGAGGCCAGCGCCGCGAAGAGACTCAGGATCATCAGCTGTCTTGAACTCAAGGAAGCTCCCATTCTCGAACTCAAACCAACGGTTCCCTCGGTTCTCCTTGTACTCAAGGCCGTGGGTGAAGCCCGCAGCTGCAAGGCACTCGCGGAACGTGAGCAGCGCGGCCATACCAGTCGGGTAGTCCTTGGTAAGCACCCAGGCCCGAAGCGGGCGATCGGAGACCTTTCCATGAGCGTCATGGTGGAACTCGCTGGGGTGCGACAGGTAGAAGAGCATCTCCCAGGCGGCGCTGAGGGTCTTCCCTCCACGGCGTCCGGCCACGAGATGCCTGAAGCGGCAGAGCTTGTCGTCCTTCCGCATGACGTGGAAGAGCGTCTGCCAGTAGTGGGGAACGTAGCCCTTCTGGAGGAACCAGGAGAGCTTCATCCCAAACGGCTCGGCCTCCCTGGCTAGCTCAGGCAGGGAGAACGGCTTGCCGTCTCTTGCCTTGTAGGAAGGCATGTGCTACACTCCCTTCGTGTGTTACCTCTCGTCGCGGGAGGCTGGGGAGAGAAGGGAGGGGGAGATCGGGTCTCCCCCTCCCAACTCTTAGTTGTAGAAGCCGAACCGGCTCAGGAACAACATCGCCCGACGACGGCCCCGCCCTGCGAGTCCGAGCAGCCCTGACGGTGTAAGCGTCATGGTTGCTTGGATCAGGCGGGTGTAGAGCCGCCCCACCGACATAGCGGCGGAGAGCGACAGACTCGCCGCGAACGTCCTGAACGCCGTCAACTGGCGAGCAACCACCGGGTTCAGCGTCATGTTCGTGATGACCTCGATCTGTAGCGAGAGCTGCTTGACGATCGAGAGCGACAGCTCGAACGTAGCCGCGATGGCCCTACGGTAGGTTGCCACCTTCATCAGCTGGGGAGTCAGCGTCAACGCAGCTGCCACCGTCTTCATCATCTGCCGCTGCAAGGCAGGCCCGAGCGTCAGAGACGCTGTGATCACCTTGTTCGGCAGCTTCGCAACCGTGGACTGGAGTGCTAGAGAGGCCTGGATCAGGCGCTGTCGGTGCACCGAGTAACCGATTGCGGCCCCCAGAGCGAGACTGGTGGTGATGGCTACCAGCCTCGTCTTGACCAGCGTGACTACCGCTGTCAAGGTGAGGGCAGCCTGGATAGCGACACGCATGAGCCTCGTAAGGCCTGGTGTAAGCGTCAGGCTAGCTGCGATCGTGCGCCGATAGGACACAGCCCGCGTCACGACCGCCGACCACATGAGGGCAGCAGCGATCGTAACCGCACGGATCGCCCGATGTGACTCTGAAGGAGCCAGCGTCAGACTTGCCGAAACGGCGACCGGAGTTGGCGGAGGCCCGTTTGACCTCAGCAGGAGAAGCATTAGCCGACCTTCGTAGCGACCATCGCAGACCCAGCCTTGAAGGTGGCCGAGGCTGCAACTTCAGGGCCGAAGCGAAGACGGCAGGTGCCTGCGCTGGTGGACGCCTGCAAGACCCCGTGGCCCATGACCGGGATGATGACTCCCGTTGCGTTGACTCCAGATGAGAGACCGCGAGCAGTATCGTCGCCCACAGCGTCTCCGGCCGTAATCGTACCGGTGTTCGCAAGGACGTGGTTGAAGGTCAACCCAACACTGGTAACCGCAACCGACGTATCGAACGCGAACCGATACCCTGTTGTAGTAGCCGCCGAGGTACACATCAAGTAGAGATCGACTACCCACTCCTCGTTGGCCCCGAAGCTGAACACGAGATCGGTGTTTACGAGCGACGCTGCCGAGTGGGTCACGTCTGCCGCCTGAAAGGCGACGACATGCGTAGGTGCGCTTGCGGTATCAGGAGTCCAGATAGGCATTACGTCAACTCCGTGACTCGTGCCGTCCCCGTACCCGTATCCAGGATGCCGTCGATCCGCCCAGTGTACATAGGAGAAGTCGGTAGCTCCAGCGTGGCCTGAGAAGTCAGTCGATAGGTGAACGACGTAGCAGAGGCCGTGGTGCCGTACTTGACGTAGAGAATACCCGACGAGTCGTTGTGGATGATGACACCCCTCCGGCTCGTGTTCGCCGCCAGCAGCTGCGCGCTCGCGGTCGAAGTAGCGACGTTGGTGAGAGTCGCGGTTGAGGTCTTCTCCGGTGCGGTCGTAACGACGTAGCTAGACGGGATGAAGATCTTCTGCGCCCCGTCGGAGCCAATGTACGGCTTGTAGGCGTTGACCCCATCCCACCCGTACATGACGATACCGCGAGTGGGGGAAGCCGCTCCCTCTGCTGCCAGATTCAGGTCGTTCCCTGCACCATCCCCGATACGGGTCTTAGCGTTGCCGTTGGCGTCAACCCCGACAGTGTTGCCACCGCCAGACAGTTCGACCTTACCGACGAGGTTGCTCCCGGCAGGAAGCGCGGGAAGGCGGGTGACATCGACATCAAGACCGTGCGCCATCGTACCAGGCGCGATTACGAGCTGGTTACCCGCCGATTCCGACGAATCGTGCAACCGAAGCGAGGTATCAACAAGAAGACGCTGCTTCAGCTCGTTAACAGCCGCACCTGATCCGTGCACCGCAGGCTCTACGATCCCTGTAAGCCAGCTGAACCCAAGAGCGGACGAATCATGCTTGAAGGTCGTTACCGACTGCACAGCCGGGTAGCTCGCAGGCAACGTGGGAGCCGTCGTAGGGGCAATCCAGTTCGGCCCCGACTCTACTCGCACATGCAGCGGGTTCGACGATCCAATGTCCGTCGTCCCGTCAGTGAGCCTGACCTTCCCGATGTAGTTGGTGCCCGCTGGAATCGAGGGCAGGGTTAGAACATCAACATCACCAATGTTGTTCTCGCCCGCCGGGAGGGGAGGCAACGTCAGGACATCAACATCCCCGATGTTATTGGTACCCGCCGGAAGAGAAGGCAACGTCAGAACGTCAACGTCGCCAATGTTGTTCGTACCGGCTGGAAGCGGTGGAAGCGTTAGAACATCTACGTCACCGATGTTGTTGTTTCCCGCCGGAAGCGCTGGAAGCGTCAGAACGTCAACGTCACCAATGTTGTTGTTGCCCGCTGGTAGGGAAGGCAACGTCAGAACGTCAACATCTCCGATGTTGTTCGTGCCCGCCGGAAGGGAGGGCAGCGTCAGGACATCAACGTCACCAATGTTGTTGGTACCTGCCGCCAGACCGACCTCTTCCCGCCCAGAGTTCGTGTACTGCTGGGGGAAAAGACCGTACCCAGTGGAAACGTTGACAGACGCCGAACCCGACGTGTACGAGATACAGTTGACTCGGAAGTTCACCATTCCCGAAGTTGGGATGTAGAACGTTCCCCCTCCAGTCGCGTTGGTGACGTTGTTCATGGCACCGTAGGCCGTGAGCGGTTGCCAGCTGCCGGTTCCATCGTGCGCTTCACCTTCGAACGCCAGAACAGCTGTGAACGTTCCGACGATACGCACCCGAATGTACGTCGCGAGACCAATGTCAGCGATCTGTACCAGCTGCCCAGCTCCTGTGATGGTGCCGGATGCAGACTTCGCCTTGATGTTGCGCACGTCGGCGTAGAGGCCGGTGGTGGAGCCGCGCAACCTGAACGCAGTCGCTCCATCCCACATGTAGGGGAAGACTGCCTGGATGCCGTAGTTGCGAGCGTCAGTCGTGACTGAGAAGGTTTCCCCCGCTCCAATGTGGCTGAGAGCGTGGTACCAGGAAGGGCTTGCCCCCGTCCCGTTAGCGAGCTTGTTGAAGCTCGTCGTCGGTACGGTGGAGAAGGTCGAGAGACCGTTGCCGTCTGAGTTGACCGTCGAGATGTCGGTGGTACCGTCCGTCAGGCGAACCCTACCAATGTAGTTGGTACCGGCAGCAATCCGCTTGACATCAACCGAAAGGCCGTTTGTGGCGTCAGCGGGGATGTTGGAGGTAGATCCGGGCACGCGCAGAACGTTGTAGAGACCCGTGCTCGTAACGTCGATACCCGTCTCAACCATGACCCCGTTGGCCGTATTGACTGCCATCGTTGGGAGAGGTGCCCACGGTGCGCCCATGACTCGATGCGCCGAGTAGGTCATCGTCCCCGAAGTCAGCGTTACGTTGATGTTGACCTGCAAGGGAGCAAAGACTCCAGGGATGTAGAAGAACCCGCTCTGGTTAGCACTATACGACTCGTTCTCGCGCCACCTCTTATTGTTCACGTCGTAGTGCCGGATGAACCGGGTGGTGCTGTCTATCTGCGACTGGAACGTGAACGAGCCTGCCCAAGTGCCATAAACGTGGATGAGCAGCCCATGCGCACCATTCATCGGAATCGTTACGGTGGTGGTAGAGCTATGGCTACCAGTCTGGAAGCTGGGAGTGCTTTCACGGTTGGTGACGTGGAGCGCCCCGTTCGTGCTGTCCATCGGGGTTGCACTACCGTCAGCAGACTGCGCCAGCTTGACAATCTGCACATGACCGGCAGCGCCAGCGTCATCAGTTGCTACAGTCGTACCTGACCCGGCGGTAATCTGAACGCCGTCAGCCATGTGTCACCTCCCTTACGATGGGTCTACAGTGATGGTGTACTGGATCGAGTCGTTGAGAACGACCGCGACCCCGGTGTGGTCGGAAAGGACGAAGGCCGTCCCCGCCGCCGAAGCAGTGAAGAGACCGACCTCGTTGATGGTCTTGGAGCCGTTCGCCGTGATGGTGGCGACAGCCTGGTACTGGGCCGTCTGGCCAGAACCGGTCTTCGTGACGGTGGCGAGTACGCGAGACTCAGAAGCTGGAGTCGTCAGCGTCGTGGACGACTTGGTGGGGGGCGTCCCCCCGCCCGTGCCCCATCCGACGTATTCAGGACGCGTCGTGATCGAGCCAGTCTTGTCCATCAGCTTATCGACGGTGTACTCTTCCGCCACATACGGGACTACAGCAGGCATGTGTTACCTCCGTGTGTGGTTGTAGAAGTGGATGCGGACTCGCGCCAAGAGGCGCTGGAAGACGTTCCCCCCGGCAACGACGCCGAGCTTCTTCGTCTTCCCGTCCGCCGTGATGACAACGGCCTCGATCTTGCGAACCTTGACCTGTGGTGTGACTTCCATGTTAGGCTCCGTAGTAGGCGATCAGGACGGTAACGGGGTTCCCGGCGGCGCTCGTATCCGCGATCAGCCGCAAGGCCTCGGGAGCAGCGTCGTAGACGAAGGCTTCGTCGAAGAAGATCTTCATCCCCGTGCTGGGAGTAGGGTCGATACCGTCGTCGCGGTAGCGGACAGAGCGGTCGAGAGGGCGAATGATCACCCTGCGGACACGCGAAAGGGGCATGGAGGCGGGGGAAGGCAGCGCAGTGGCGCTTACACTCCCCAAAGTCAGCTCAAAGTGGCCCATCGGGTCGCCCTTGACGAGAGTTCCCTGCTCGAAGAGGGCCATTTATGGCCTCGGAGCCTTGCAGGAGGGGCATCTGCCCCAGTGAGCCGCTAGATGAGCGCCGCAAGCGCACTTCCAGGGCGTCGGAGTGGGGGAAATGCGCCTCCAACCGGCGTTTGTACCCCCCTTAACGGCGATGTTGAAGCTCATTTCACCTCCTCAGATAGAGAAACAGCTGCCCCCGGCCGAACATCAGCCTTCAAGACGCCTCGCCAAGCGTCAAGCCGACCTCCGTCCAGCCGAGGGCACCCGTTCGCACCGCCTACCACAACGGCGCACGCTGCACCCACACACCAGCCAACGCCCCCCGCGAGGGGGCACGACCCAAAAGCCGAGGGACTTACCGGCTCAGCTCCCCGTCCGGGGCATCCAACCGTCACCAAGCGGCGGCGAACCGCCCGGATCAAGCCGTCAGCTACAGACAGGGCACCTACCCCGCGCCACGCCAACCGTGCAGCACCAACGTTGGTACAGCTCGCTCCCTGGGATTCGAACCCAGACTACCTGATCCAGAATCAGGCGTCCTGCCGTTAGACCAGAAGCGACATGAAGGAGACCATCACCGCTCGCTACCCACCCCGGATGAACCGGGCCTAAGCCTCGTCCGTGTGATCCCCAACTCTCTGCCCTGGATGAAGGGGAGTCACCTCAACCCTTGCCCCCCGTCAGCGTCACGAGTTCGCGCCGGGGTGGTCGGAAGCTCCAGGGCAGCTCTGTTCCCGCCCTCCTGGCGGGGGGTTCCCTAGTATACTACAGGATACCAGGTATCTGCGTAGATACTTCCCCGTAAGGGGATAAAGGATAGTAGAGGATGGGATACTGAAGTATCCTACACAGGGAACCTTGGAGTACCCTAGTGAAGGTACTGGTAGGGTACTCAGAAAAGTATCCTCTACTTACTAATACGTAGAGAAGGGCGGTTTTGTTTCACTTAGAATGTTAAGATTCTGTAAGATCTAGTAGAGGGGTAGTTTTTGGTAGGTTCTGACACCCCTAGAACCCCCTTCCAGACCCCCCGACTGTAGGGGTCGATGGGTATCTGAGCCGCATCAACAACATCCGCAAGTACCCCCTCAGAGGGGGGTACCCCCCTGGACTATTCTTAGGGGCGAGGACAGACCTCGATACCCTCCAACCTTCCCTCTCTCAAGCCCAGCATCCATGCCTTTGAGCCAGGCATACCCCTACCCCGTATCGGTATGACTAGACATAAAACTCCCACCCCCTGCCGGGGGAGAAGGCAGCCTTGCGGCTCGTTCCACCCCAACCCGCCTCAGACAGAGGCAGAAAGAGAGGCAGAGATGCCCCGCAAGTCACAGACACAGACCGCTGTTCCGGCAGATGCGGTCGGCGCGCTCCTCGCAGCCCTCGGGATCTCCCCTGAGATCCTGGCAGCGGCTGTAGTCCCTGCAGAGACGGCGGAGCCGGAGGCGAAGCAGTCCAAGCAGTCCAAGCAGACGGCTGTTCGCACCGTGAAGCCGGAGAACGCCGACCAGCCGCCGACGTCGAAGCAGTCCTACTTCCTGCTGATGCGTGCGAGGGACTGCGGGCTGGAGACCTTCGCGATGCCCACCACGCGGCACGGCGCGGAGAAGTTGATCGGCGCAGTCTCGGCCGCGAAGTCCAAGGCCGCGAAGGTGAAGCTGCTCGCCGGGTAGCCTCAGCTACAGCGGCAGTACGGAAAGGGCTCCCTCAGGGGAGCCCTTTTCGTTGCCTGGAACGCGCGTACCCTGCTGGCAGTCTCCCTACTCACAGACTCGCAGGGTATTCCCTCCTACGATCCACGCTACGGCCGTTCTCCGGCCGTCTGACGCGACGCTAGCCTCCAGGGATAGTTAGACATCCCCTCAGACTTCCAGAGGCTTAGAAGGGCTTAGAATCGTTTTCCTGCTTTCAACGAGGATTCTGCCTGTCTGCCGATTCCCTGGCAGCAGTCCCCTACAGAGACAGTCGCGCCCATGCCTCAGCACACAGTGTCCCTGTACGCTGCACGATCGGCGGGGGGAAGTCATCCCTCTGTCTCAGCCGACCCGGTTGTCAAAGTCCCATCTAGTGAACAAGTGTCGCAGGTCACACTGTAGCAGATGCGCAAGTGCGTGTGTGTGCGTGTACTGTGCTGGTCGCGCGTGTGCAGCTCCCTACAGCAAGCTGAAGTCTCGTTGTCTCTCACGGTGTCTCAAGCGTTGCCAAATCGGTAAATGTCACAAAGTCCGGAGGGAAAAACCCCTGGAAATCGGCATGATTTGACAAGCCCGTGTCACAAAGTTTACCCTTCCGGGGACGGTTTCACCCCATTCAGCAATACAGAGGGGTCGCCGGGTGATTGCTCCCCGCACCGTCACACAGAGAGCATGATAGCAGGAGTCTGAGAGGGTCGCTTGGGCACAACAGTTAGTGCGAGGCGAAACCAAGACTCCCTGAGCAGCTTACGGTGAGCAGGCTGGAAGCGGCGACTTACAGAGAGGTCGCCCCACCCAGAAGCAATCCCGCTGAAGCTCTGAACTCGACAGCTAGAGACCAACTTCGCTCAGACGGCGAGAACGCCGGAGTACACAGCCCTGTGATAAGGGCCAGTATGGGTCGTGGAGGCGATTCCCCGAGGGTAGTAGCCATGGGACAGCTTGCAGAAGGACTAGGCAAACCCCTCACCCCAGAGCCGTGTTGTTCCACGCTGCTTGAGTGCGACAAGCTAAGCCCATACTGTCTGGCGATGGCAACCTCCCCATGACGAGCAAACCAACGCCAGAGGTGCTGATTAGTCAGCTTTGCCGGGGGTTCAAAGCCCCGGACTCTGGTTGTCCCCTGCATTCGGACAGGGGCTACATGGAGGACAACATGACCAAGCGACACCGCATCGCCTGGACGGACTGAGCGATGCTGCTCACTCCACAGGGAGAACTCGTCTACAGCACGGCAGCGCCCGTTCGGCGTCTAGTGCCGATGCAGTCGTCACCGCTGACCCGCATCCAGCGGGATCTAGCACACGTCATGACCTGCACCCGCGTTGGGTGCATCCGCTGCGGTAGCTAGGTAGCTGGCGCTCCGCTTGGAGCGTTGGTGAGGGTGGTTCGGGGGCTACCTAGTCTGCCGTAGTGAGATCGTCCCATGCAGCAGGGACGCTAAGCCCGTGCTGTAGGAGGGGCTATCAGAAAGCCACTCCCCCTGTGAGTACGCCAGGGCAGAGAGCTGCTGATAGGTCGGTAAGCGCGGTTCGATTCCGTGCCCCCTCCAGTACACGCTGCTGAAAGAGCGCCAGTAGCGTGCGACTCCCCAACGCGCTCAAGAGCAACAAGGAGGCCTGTAGTGTCGGAGATGATCCTGCCCAAGACTGTGGCGGAAGCTCCCACCCTCGAAGCAGCGTTCGAGGCGTACCGCAAGACGCCAGGTGCGCGTTCTGCTCGGTGGAACGGCAACCTGACGTTCTCGAAGTTCCGTCGTGCTTTCGGCAAGGCGTTCGAGCAGAAGGAGACGCCGAGCGACGTGATCACCGGGCTTCTGGAGGCGCTGCTCGCCTTCAGCACGGGGGCCACTCAGCCCGTCGCTGCTGCTCCCGCCCCGGCTCCTCAGCCGAAGGACGCGGAGCGGAGCGTCAAGCCGGAGAACCAGCTCCTGCCGCCTACCAAGGGGCAGGTCTGGAAGCTGCGCATGGCTGCACTCGACGCGGGTGTAAGCGGCCCGTGGCGCTGCCCGATGTTCCGAGGGCAGGCCAGCGACCTGATCAAGCAGGTCGTCGAAGCCGGGAACGACAAGCAGGCGATCCGGCGCATCCTGCAGGCCTAGCATCACCGCACGGCAGAGTGGGTGTCACAACCTGCTCTGCCCATTCCAACACAACGTCCAGACAGGGCGTTTGAGGAATCGTGGGGCCGGGAGGCCCACTACTGCTAGTCCGTGACCGTTTCAGTCGGTCGTTAGGCGGTGTCGCGGTAGTGTCATAGAGTAAGGGCGCTAGGCTCATTATACTAGGCCGACCCGTTCGCTGCTCTAGCTTCATGGTCTACGGGGTTCGACTCCCCAACCCACGATTCACCGCAATAACGCGGTGTGTACACAGGAGGTGCAGTATGGCACGCGCAACGCTCACCCACCCCGTGCAGGGTGTAAGCGAGCCTCGTCAGGGTCACCAGCCGCATCGGACGGCGATCGGTGAGATGCTGGCGGTGCTCGCGCATGTCAGCCCGGAGAAGGCGCTCGTCGCGCAGCGGCTCGACAGCATCAGGCGCGGCAAGGCTTGAACACCGCGTACATCGTCATCGGGTTTCTGTTCTTCCTGAACGCCACGCTCATCGACCACAAGGGGGCAGCCATTCTGAGCTGGGCCGCCGGGGTCTCGTTCGTGACGGCAGGCGTGGTAGGCGCAGCATGACTCAGTACGTCAGGGCGTGGCTCGGCACGGATGGGTGCATCCGTCTGCACGAGCACGAGCCGTTCCACCTTCCGTGGGACAAGCTGATGTTCCATCGCGGGATGACGCTGAGTGAGTTCCCCGGCGTCATCACGTTCGACACCCTCGACATGGCCAGGGAGAACCTCACCGACAGCGATGAGCACTTCATCCTGGAGTTCGCTGGACGTGGGCCTCTCCTACGTCTATGGTTCACCCCCGAACAGTTCGAGAGCGGCGTCACGCAGCGTCTCGAACGCTGGAGGGCGTGCTATGGCCGATACCCGGTCGCAAGGCTCTCGTCGCGCGAAGCTCTCGTCGCGGCGTAGAGGGACGTACCGCAAACACAACTGCATCAAAGGGAGAAGATGACCGCAATCAAGCACGCGTGTAAGTTCTGTCTCAGCAAGACCAAGGTCGTGATCATCGCGTTTCTCGTCGAGGTGGTGACGTTCCTACCAGTCCACTACATCTTCGAGCGGCTCGGATGGATGTAGTCATGCGCGACCTCATCATCTTCGGCCTGCTGCCGATCGTAGTCATCGCGATTATCGCGGTACTCGTCGGCCCGTGGTGGCTTTCATGCCTGTCCCTGATCCCAGGCTTCGGGTGGCCACAAGCAGCGAGATGGTGGCGGATGAGGACAGGAGGCTAGACGTGCAGCCAGCACCAAGGCCAAGAAAGCGTGACCTGAGGGAACTCCCCGCAGGGTGGACGCTGAAGGACGTACTTGCTCGACCCCGCCCACACTGGGCAGAATAGGAGAACCATGTCAACAAAGGTAGTGAGGTTGACGGATGCTGACCTGGCGAAGATCCCAGCTCCGCCTGGAACGACGTTCGCTCGTCGGCCTACGCTCAATCGTCACGGCATACTCACGCTCACCGGTTCGGGTTCTATTGCGGAGTACGAGACCTCGCTTCAGCAGGTGCTCGTCTGGGCAAAGAAGCATCGCCTCGGCGTATCCCCCAGTAGCATCGAGTGGACGTACTTCAACAACGGGGCACGCGAGCTTCGAGTGCTCGTCACCGTCAAACTGACGGCGAACAAGCCTGCGATCCGCAAGAAGTGGTTCGACGACGCGCTTCCGTGCGTCCACTGTGAAACGCCGTTCAAGCCGGGGAAGATCGTCTGCACCAACTGTCGGAACGTACGCTCTTGCGTGAACTGTGCGGTGACGGGAGTGGCGCTCGTCTGGAGGGGCGATGGTGCCTACTCACAACACGGATACTGTTTGGGGTGCGTGACCGAGTGCACGGCCGAAGGCTGCAAGAAATACGCAGGGCCGAAGAACGGCGCGCTGCTCTGCGAGGAACACGATCCCATCATCGAGTGCTACGGGTGTCAGCGGCGGCAGCGCACATCGCGTACCTGGGGGATCGGTGCCGAACGCCGTGTCTGCGAGCGTTGTGCAGCCGGGTGGTGCACCACGCACGACGGCACGACCGGGGTCGCATGGCGTCGTCCTGCGCAGCTGGGGGCGCGTGGATCGGAGCTGCCGGAGGCGAAGTGTGATGCCTGCGAGTACGAGGAGGTCGCGAAGAAGCGCAAGCCGAAGGAGAAGTTCTCTGAGGTCGAGCTTCCTCGCAGCGGCTCGCTCGTCATCCCGTCGCTCCCGGAGCGTCCGTTCCGCACGGTCAGCATCGAGATCGAGTACGACAGCCCGAAGCCCAACCTCGTCTCGCAGATCCTGTACCGCGAGGGTCTAATCGAGACTCCGGTGATCGGGCGCTACTCCGCGATGGGTCAGCCTGAGAACCGCTACCCGTGTGTGTTGAAGTCGGACGGGTCGGTGTCCGGGGGTGAGCTGGTCGCGTTCCTCATGAACCTGGACGATGAGGAACACGCTAGGCACCTGATGCGAGTGCTGGAGGTGATGAACGGCCTCAAGAACGAGAACCTCGTCTCCTTCTCGCACCGTGCAGGAGGGCACATCCACCACGACGCCCACAACGTGAGCGTTGGGGATGCCTACGCGCTCGTCACACTCTACAACTACCTGGAGAACATGATTCATCACCTGGCGGGTGCGGGTCACTCGTTCGGGCATCGTTCTCTCCAGGGGAACCACCACGGTTCGGCTCAGGTGCTGAAGGGGCCGTTCGGGGGGAAGCGAGCGTTCGGTTCTCAGATGCCGCGCTTCTCCCGTGCCTCGCTCAACATCCAGCACTTCGTGCGAGCGATGGACTCCTGCGTCTGCGGGGCACGGATGTACGAGGCATGGGCCGAGTGCACCTGTGTCCTGCCGAAGAACACGATCGAGTGGCGTGTGTGGAATGCAACGGGTACGCCCCGCATCCTCCACGGCTGGATCGCGTTCATGCAGAGCCTCGTCTCCTACGCCACGGCGATCGAGATCGACGAGGCCGACTTCCCTGTGCACGCCTGGATAGGGCAAGGGATCTCGCGGGACGATGAGAGGAAGCTCAACGAGCGTCTGCGTTGGGTGTTCTCCCACCTTCCGTTGACGGCTGACGAGAAGGATTCTCTCGTCTACTGCGTCCAGAAGTCGCAGATGGGCGAGTTCGCAGCGCGTGACGGCCTGCTGGACGAGTTGCTCGGTCTGCCGCCTGCTGTCGAGTTCGACGCGAAGCCGCAACCGCGCAACCCGAACCGTCGTGAGATCCGCATCACGAAGCCCAGCAAGGAGGCGGTGCGGGATTTCAACATCGCCCGGTAAGAGCCGGGCGTCCGCGCTTTTGGCCCATAGACGAGGCAGTATGGCAAGCGAATGCGAACGCTGAGTTCGTCAACGTGGTCATACGAAATCGAGAGCCGGAGCCTGTTCAGTACAATCCGGTGATACGTTGGGGCGGCTACAACATCACGTTCACCGAATGGCAGTCGCGCCAGGGCAACAATCTGGATCTCATCTTCGGTCTCGATAACACCAACGACGCATACAGTGTTCGTGTGTATCGTCGCGGAGACGCCAACGTGCAGCGCTTCAGCTTCACGCGGCAGGCACTCATCGACGTTGTTGGAAGCGACGAGATGACATGCACCCAGATGTACGCGTTCCTACTTCAAATGTGGGATCATCACAACAACGACAGGGAGGAAATACCCTTCTAAATGTGTGGCATCGCTGGTATTTACTTCGTGAAGAAGAACCACGGCTACTCGAAGTTCACGATCAACAAGTTCGTGGACGGGCTGCTCAAAGGCATCGAGGATCGTGGTCGGCACGCAACAGGCGTCGTCAGTGTAGGCTGGCGTGGCCAGAAGCTCCTGCTGGAGAAGGAGCCGATCGAGGCAACGAAGTTCGTCAAGAAGCGCACTCCGATCGAACCAGAGCAGAGCCGGATCATCCTGCTGCACACTCGGTATGCCACGAAGGGTGAACCCTCTCAGAACGAGAACAATCACCCCGTGCGCTACCGGGGCGTCTACACGACGCACAACGGCGTGATCCACAACGACGACGAGTTGTTCAAGTCGGAGGAACTGAAGCGCTACGCAGAGGTGGACTCCGAGATCATCCCCGCCCTACTGCACAAGTACGGCTTCGGAGACGCTGACAAGGCGTTCGAGAAGCTGCGGGGCGGGTTCGCTACGGCGACGATTCGCCCCGGCGTGAACCCGGACGAGCTGATTCTGGCCAAGGGTGGGGGCTACCCCCTCTGTGTCCACGTCAACGACACGTTCATCGTCTGGGCTTCCACTATCGCGACGATTGAGAACGCATGGGCCTCGGTGTTCAAGAGTGAGGGGAAGCCGAAGATCGACGCAGAGTGGATTCCGTCTGGAACCCTCTGGAAGATCAAGGGCAGCAACATCGAGAAGAAGCGGTTCACCTACCACGAGCCGGTCAAGCGGTCGTCGAGTACGTCCTACCAGTCCTACCAGGGCAGCTCATACCCGTCTGCAGGCGGTCGTTGGAATGGCGGCGGGATGGGTAGCAGCCTCTACCAGGTCACGTCGCATCTTCGCGGGCGCTTCAAGGAGCAGGTCAACGAGTTCCGGGCCGCAGGGCAGGGCTTGGCCGAGGTCATGCCGGAGTGGAAGGATCGCACGCAGGAGCAGCGTGACAACTCGAAGTACTGCGACGGCTGTGGCGAGGGCATCAACAAGGGCGACTTCGTGCGGCTCGACAAGTGGCCGATCGACCTGTGCCTCGACTGCGGTCACTTCGCTGCTCAGGACAAGCGTTCTCTCGTCCCGGAGATCGACGAGGACGTGTACGACCAGCTCGACACCTACGCGCTCATCGAGGAACAGGTGCACCGGGACACGATGGCCGAGCTTCGCAACCTGACGGGGATGGACAGGGCCACCATCGAGTTCATGCTGTTCCGGCTGGAGGATCGGTTCGTCCGGCGCAACACCCAGGTCGAGCGGCTCCAGCGGTTCCTGCGCTGGATGTACGAGGAGACGAACAAGGTGCAGTGGAAGGAGCACCTCTGGGTGGACGACGAGGACTTTGTGCCCGTCGATACCCGCGAGCAGTTGGCCAAGACCCGGAACCTGCGGGATCAGGTCGAACAGCTCGAACTGGAGCAGGCCGACAAGCCAGAGAAGGACAAGCCGAAGGAGGCTCACCCCGCCCAGCGTGACGGGACGATGAAGGTCTTCATGTCCTGTGATACGCACGGCACCGTCCAGCTCCCGAACGACTGGCCCTCCAGCAAGGGCTGCCCGGTCTGCGAGGGCGCAGGGAAGGAGCCAGAGCGGGGCAAGACGAGCGATGCGCTCGGCAGGATCGAGCTTCCGTGTGTCGTCAAGGACTGCACACACCGGACGCTCGTTCTTCGACAGGCCGAGTGGTGGGTCTGCAGCCCGCACGACGTGCAGAACGGTCGCTACTACGGGATCAAGGAGAACATGAGCATGGCCGACAAGGTGAACGTGCTCCGCAAGAAGGCGGAGTTCGAGAACCCGGAGGCCGAGGTCTGCCCCATCGAGGCGGCCCAGGGGGAGGAGGAGTTCTGCTACATTCCGACCTGTGAAGGAGAGACAGTCGGAGTCACCCCCAACGGGTTTCGTGCCTGCCACGGGCATCTCCGGGGCGTCAAAGGGGCCAAGTTCGACAACAAGCGGAGGGGCATCCTTGCCGTCCTCAACTAGCGTCGGCGCGCTCAACTACATCCCGCGCTGTCACTGTGGGCGTCCACTGATCGGGACGTTCCCCTGTCCGCACGGGACGGCAAGGTAACATGTTCCTACTGTACCACCGTTCCGGCCGTGTAACAGGTCGAGCGATCGCGAAGGCGCTTGGCATCCGGTGCGGTAGGGAGAACCGTCGTCGGCGTAGCCCCATGATCAGATGGGGCAGCGCCATCGAGCATGAGGCCCAGACGCTGCTCAACCAGCGTCAAGCGATCATTTGGGCCTCCAACAAGCTCGTCGCACTCAGAAAGATGCAGGAGGCGGGGGTGAACGTGCCTTCGTTCTGGACGCTTCCGCGTGATCGCCCAGAGGGGGTAGTTGTACTGGGACGATCGCATCACGGGAGCCAGGGACGAGACATTCGGGTGTACCAGCCCGACGAACCTCTCGCTCTGCACGAGCTATACACGGCGTACATCCCGAATCGCCGGGAGTACCGTGTGCACGTCTTTCGCGATGAGGTAATCCGCGTCCAGGGGAAATGGCAAGATTACCCTGAGATGCAAACGAACCCCTACATCAAGAACCACGCCCAGGGATACCGCTTCCGTCAACCTCGTTGGCGTCTGAACAACGACCGCTTGGAAATGGCGAAGCTCGCCGTTTCGTCGTTGGGTTTGGACTTTGGGGCGGTGGACATGCTGATCGGGGAGGACAGGCAGACGTATGTGTTGGAGGTCAACACGGCACCGTCCTGTTCTCCCTTGACGGCAGCCAGGTACGTCGAGAAAATGGCCGAGCTTCTGGAAATCGAGCCTAATCTCACGGCCTTGGAGGTTCTTGCTGTAGATCCAGAGGAGTGATGCGTGTGAGTTGGGACGAACCGCTTTTCTTCGACGAGGAAGATCACCGCTTTGTCGAAGTTGATCCCGAACGAATAGATCACGCTTACGAGCTGGCGAAGAACCTGATCAGGTTGGGAGATCCAGAAGCCTGTGCGGAAAACCTCTCTGCCAACATTCTGGCCTACGCCTACCTAACTGGGGTAACGCCCGCGACCGTTACCAAGACGTTGGACTTCGGTTCTCCGAAAGACGACGACTGGCGTGATCGAATCCACCCGATTCTCAGAGGAGAGTTGACATAGCAACAGTAGAGGTCGAGGGTGCGCTGCTCGAAACGCAGCGCGCCCTCTACAGTCACCCGAACATCCGGGGAAAGGACAAGAAGAAACACATGACACCATGGGAACACGAAGAGCGCGTCTGGGAAGAGGACGGGTACTACATCACCCCGATCACGACCCAGGCCGATCTCTCGCAGGAAGGGAAGCTCCAGGGCCACTGTGCGGGGGCGCATCTACGCTTCATCGAGGCGAAGGTGACATACCTGTTCTCGCTCAGGGACAAGGACGGGGTGCCGAAGGCCACGATCCACTTCAAGCCCACGGAGCTGATCAACGTCCCTCAGCCGATGGACAAGGAGGAGAACGTCAACCCGACAAACTCCTACCGCTGGCTCAAGTCCACGAGCTACGACTACTCAGGCGGTAGCCGCGACTACCCGGAGTTCGTCTGGGAAGGGCGACCCTGCAAGATCCTGTCCGTGAGCGGGCGGGGAGTCTGGGGGAACGAAGGTAAGGGGGTGACCTACCGTGGCATCGTCAAGAACTGGGTTCAGTCCCTGGCGACGACCCGAGAAGCGACGGCAGCCCCGGCAGCCGCGTAGGAGAAGACCATGAAAGAACTACAGGCTCGCATCCGTCCCGCCTCCACCGCCAACTGGTACTACGCAGAGGTGTTGGAGGACGGGAGGGTTGTGGCATCGAAAGCCTGCGTGTACGCTCTGCCCTGGAGGAAGGCATCTAGGGCAGCTCGTACCGCGCTGCGGCTCCTACAGGACTACGAGACGGCTCGGAGGCTGCTCCGGTAGGTTGTAGAAAGAAAATCTACCGAAGCCCTTGACATGAGGCTGGCCCCTTGCTAGTGTCCCCCTCGCACGGTACGGAGTGGCGCTGCTGCTCCGAGTGTGAGGGGCACTAGCAGGGGGTAACAGCCTGCAGATACCCTCACAACGACTGAAAGGGAACGTGCCGGAAATGAACGGTTTTCCGCAGTACAACGAGTTGCCAGCGATCCTCGTGCGCGAGCGAACGCGGCCCCTGTACGACGCCATCACGCAGCGAGCCAACCGCATCCGTGACATGGAGCGCGAGCTGAAGGAAGCCTACGCAGCCCTGGAGCGGTGCCGTGACAACGCGCATGATGCGCTGACAAGATTCGAGAACCAAACGCTCGTAAGAGACAAGCTACGTGACATCCAAACCAACGCAAGGAGGGCGCTCAAGTGAGTGACTTGCTCCCGTTTGACCTCGCGGGCATCCTGCACGATGCCCTGCGGGAGGATCGCAGACCGCCGGACGGGTTGCTGCACGCAAGCAGCGACCTAATCGGCTCTCTGCGTCACGCCCAGCTTACTGTAGCTGGGGCACCACGCATCGACTCGGAGATCGCGAGCGACATCCGGCTCCGCACCGGGACGATGTGGCACAGCTACTTCAACGACGTGCTGTGCAAGAAGGGGCTGACCTTCATGCAGGAAGTGAAGGTCACGCCGTGGCTTCCCGAAGGCTGGTCTGGCACCGCCGACTGGCTCTTCTGGGATCAGAAGCTGCGGGCCTTCGTCCTGGGCGACCTCAAAAGCATCAAGGGCGAAGGGCTGAAGTGGGTCGCAGAGAGCGCGAAGGAGGAGCATCTCTGGCAGCTTTCTGCGTACTACCACGCGCTCGTTCGCGGCGGTTTCCCGATGATCGAGGGCTTCGCTGTCCTGTATCTGCCGATGAACGACACCACCGATCGTACTGAGATCATTCAGCCGCTCGTGGCAGAATGTGCGCCACTCCCGTTCGAGCAGGTCTGGGGAGTGATGGAAGACCGGTGGGCGTGCACAAGGGTATACCTCGATGAGGTCGCGAAGGCGCGGGCGGCAGCGGAAGCCGAGCCTGCGTTCTTCACCGATCCGGTGGTCTACCTGAACGAGTTCCTCGCCCCGCCGATGGAGCGGGTGCAGAAGTGCACCTGGATCAAGAAGGACACGAAGTGGGAACTCCGTCTCGTGCCCCACTGGAGCACGGACTACTGCCCGTACCCCGACGAGTTGTGCGACTGCTCGACGCAGGGCGTGACCAAGATCGGGGAGTACGCCATCGTTGAAGGATCGCAGATCGAGTACACGCCTAGGGCCGGTTACGCGCACATCGAGCCAACCGCCCGGCCAGACGATCGTGAGATCACCAAGAAGATCAAGGGGTAGTGGGTCAGTTTGAAACGCACGAGGGGGCCGGACAACCCCCTCAATGTGGTGGAGCTGACGTGACTCGAACCCGCGACCTCAGAATTGACAGTCCTGCGCTCTCCCAACTGAGCTACAGCCCCTGCCTGATAGGCCTTCGCTCAGGTCGAGCCACACGGCGCGCGGCCCCTGGCGTTTTCAGACTGACCCACTACCGATCAAGGAGTTGACCTATGCCTAACATCGTCGAAGAGCTTGCGGCTCGATTTCACCCGTCCGAGGTAAAGCAGCGGGACGGGGGCCGTGGCCTGAAGCTCGACTACATCGACATCCCGCAGACGATCAAGCGCCTGCGGAACGTGCTCGGAATGAACGTCTCTTGGGACATTCAGGAAACGACGCTTGTCCCAACCGACGACGGGAAGTATCTCGCCACCGTGACGGGCTACCTCACCGTTACGGAGTTCGACGAGACCGAGAACAAGATCCCGGCAATCAGCCGCTGGGGCGGGGTCGGAGCGATGGTCGATCGTGACCCCGACATGGCGCTCAAGACCGCTCAGGCGGAGGCCATCAAGAAGGCAGGGCACGGGTTCCAGATCGCCCTCTACCTCTGGGACGAGGAGGAGCGGAACGCCATCGCGGCCTACCGCACCGCCTCGACCTCCGAGGATCTGAACGCGCTCAAGAAGGCCGTCGCTATGCAGGCGAAGGTGCGGGGCGTGCCCACGACTCCGAAGGCGCTGGCCGAGTTCTACGGCGTCAAGGAGGAGGAGCTTCAGAACCCCAAGGTTCTCCGCGAGCTGATCGAGCCGTGAACCTCACCCTCCTTGCAGCGTGTGCCGACGACCTCTCTGTCGTCAACGCCGCGAGGGTGTCTTTCAACCAGGAGGCGGGAGAGCTGAGCGAGAAGGACACGGGACTCATCGGGTTCCTGATGCGGGAGCGTCACGGCTCCCCCTTCGAGCACGGCTACTTCCGCTTCCTGGTGGAAGCACCTATCTTCGTGGCTCGGGAGCACATGCGTCACAGGATCGGCCACTCCTACAATGAGTGGTCGGGCCGGTACTCGAAAATCGACACCGTGGGATTCAAGCCCACCTGGATTCGGAAGCAGATCGGGAAGCCCGGCGCGTACAGCTACGAGGACGTGGACTTGGACACCCGTGATGTGGCTCTCCTGTCTCTCGACCATCTGTACAACAACGCTTTCGAGACCTACGAGTACATGCTGGAGAAGGGCGTGGCTAAGGAGGTCGCCCGGATGGTGCTTCCGGTGGGGACGATGACCAAGTACTTCTGGTCGTGCAACCCCCGCTCGCTCATGCACTTCCTCTCCCTCCGCAACCACGAGTCCGCGCAGTATGAGATCCAGACGGTCGCGCACATGGCCGAGAACTACCTGGCGCAGCACATGCCTGTCACATACGATGCCTTCATCGACAACGGAAGGCAGGCACCGTGATCGCGGTTGACACCGAGACCACAGGGGTCATGTTCCACGACCGAGCGTTCCTCGCCTCGTTCGCATTCCGTCATGGGAGTGAGCTTCGCTCCCATGTAGCAGAGATCCCCGCCGAAGTAGATGTATGCCGCACCGTGATGGAGAACATGAAGCCGTGGCTCTTTCACAACGCGAAGTTCGATCTACAGAAGCTGATCCAGGCTGGGGTTATCAAGCGTGAGCAAGTGTCGGTGGACTCCTTCCACGACACACAGACGATCGCCTACCTCATCAACGAGCACCAGGAACTAGGCCTGAAGAAGCTGGCCAAGAACCTCCTAGGGGAGGAGACGAACGAGCTGGAGGCGATCAACCAGGAGAAGAAGCGGCTGAAGAAGGAGTTAGGCCTTCAGTCCGTGCATGACGTGTCCTACGATCTAATCCCCCGTGAGGTGCTGACACCTTACGCCCTAAAGGATGCGGAGTTCACGCTCCGTCTCTTCGAGATCCTCTATCCGCTACTACCGGAGGAGATGTACCGGCTCTACGACATGGAGCGGGAACTGATTCTAGTACTGCTGGATGTAGAGGCGCGGGGAATCAAGATCGACACCGCCTACCTGGAAGAGAAGGAGGAGGAGTACCGTAAGAAGATCTTCTACAAGGAGTTGGAGATCAAGGAACTGGCAGGGGATGACGATTTCAACCCCAACAGCCCTCAGCAGGTACTCAAGTGGTACGAAGACAACGGGTATGTCATCCTCGACACGACTCGAAAGAGTCTCGTGGAGGCTGATGTTCCTCTAGGTCTAGCAATCGTGGAGTTGAAGAAGATGCGCAAGCTGCACGGCACCTACATGAAAGGCCTCTTGGCTGAGGTGCACGACGGTCTAGTTCATCCGAACTTCAACCCCGCCAGGACAAAGACAGGAAGGATGAGTTCAAGTGGCAGCGCGGATTAGGAAGATCGCGTTTGTCGGCTCGCGCCAGTACCCGATGACCGCCGCCCAGGCGGAAGAGCTGAAGATCAGCGACTTCGGGGAGTGGGCGAAGGCCATCCAGGACGGGAAGAAGATCGTGGAGCGGTGGGTAGACCTCGTGAAGGAGAACTCCCCCAAGCGCGTCATGATCATCTCCGGTGGCGCTGGTGGCCCCGACACCTGGGCCGTCGAGTACGCCGAGTCGCTCGGGCTAGAGACGAAGGTCTTCAAAGCTGAATGGGAGAAGTACGGCAAGTCGGCCGGGTTCAAACGTAACAAGTTGATCGTGGAGGCCGCTGACGAGGTGATCGCCTTCTGGGACTTGGACAGCAGGGGCACGGACAACTCGATCGCCCATGCCTTCAGGCTCCAGAAGCCGCTCATCGTCGTCGGGCCGGACGGACACCCAACCTTCGGAGCGGGGGAGGATGACTACGCGGAGATCCGCAGCCTCCGTCAGCCCAAGAAGGAAGAGAAGATGGAGGTTCCTCGTGGGTAAGTTGTATGTCCGGGAGCAGCGTCTGAAGGAGTTGGAGGCGGAGAACGCCAAGCTACGGGAGGCGTTGCGTGAGTACGAGGCGCTGATGAAGCTCCGGCGTCTCGTGGCTCGTGTTGAGGAGGATGATGCAGCGCTGCGGGAGACGGTGGAGCGCGCCGAGGAGGAGCTGCGTCTGCTCGAACGCTGGGCGGGCGAACAGAACGCGGGTAACGCTTTCGCCGCGCAGGTGCGCCTGTGGGCGCTCTCGCACCTTGAGCGTCGTATTCCTGCCGCCCGCGCCGCCGCTCTACAGGGGAGACGACCGATGGCTGACCGGGAGCTACAGGACGCATTAGCGGACTTCCGGGAGTCGGCCGACTACCTCGAAGCGATGCGCCACGATCCGCGCAGCGTCGAGCGGGCGAGGCTCTACCGCGTAGCCATCAAGTTCATCGAGCAGGCGGAGGCGCGGGAGGCTGCGCTACGGGAGGCGCTGTTCCGCGTGACGGTGAAGCTCCGCGAGTACGTCGGGCCGAGCCATCCGACCGTTCAGGCGGGCGAAGCCGCTCTCGCCGCATCTACAGGGGAGACGATCAATGGTTGATCTGAAGGTGAAGCTCGAAGACATGCGGGGCGAGTGCGTCAAGATGCAGCACCGCATCCTCAACCTGCTCCTTCCCCACGTTCGGCACAACGCCCAGGCCGTAGCGGCGCTGGATGATGTGATCGACGAATTAGGGGCAGCGGTGTACCACCTCGACACGGCGCTCGATGCTTTGGGGTGGGGTGATGGCACGGACTAAGCAGCGGAAGTGCGACTTCTGCCAAAACCCCGCCTACATCACCATCGAGATCAAGAGGTACAAGCGTGTAGGCCATCTCTGCTACGAAGTGAAATGCCAGGACAAGTTCCACCGGGAGGTGGAGCGTGCGCAAGTGTCCTAACTGTGGGGGCACCAACTGGTATGGAACTCGTAGTGAGTTCTTCTGCGTAGACTGCTGTGAAAGGAGGCGGCTACGAACTTCCAGAACATCCCCCGGAAAGACACCATCATCAAGGCCGCAATCATCCCTAAGCTCGACGCTCTTTTCTTCTTCGACTATAAGAGCATCGAACCCCGACTCACGGCCTACTACTTAGAGCGCATAGGCTTCCCGGAGATGGCGGACATGTTCCGCAACAACATCGACATCTACATCGAGACCGCGAAGCCGATCGTTGGAAAGGAGGAGATCGAAGAAGCCGACCGAGACATGGCGAAGGTGGTGTTCCTCTCCCAGACCTACGGGGGTGGGCTACCTACCCTCATCGACCAGCTGGGCAAGACACCGAAGGAGTGCATGGTCATCCTCAAGCGGTTCCATGGCGCATGGCCAGGACTAGGGTGGGAGACACGGAAGGTTCCCGCCGATCCCTGGACGCTCCTTGGTCACCTTCAGCGAAAGTTGGATGAGCAGGGCTACATCAAAACGCTGTGGGGCCGGAGGTTGCATCCCGAGGAGCCGCACAAGCGGCTGAACGTCTTGATCCAGGGCTGTGCAGCAGACCTGATGAGGTCTGCGCTCATCAAGGTGCACCGCTTCCTGGTCGCCAACGAATGCCAGTCGCACATCATCTCCACGGTTCACGACGAGATCATCCTCGACGTGGATGAGGACGAAGTGCCGTTCATCGTGGAGTGGGTGCCCGAGCTGATGCGGTACCCGGAAGTTCACAAGACCATCCCCATGGAGGTGGATGTTGAGTTCAGCACAACGTCGTGGGCGGAGAAAGCGTACTGGCAAGGGGAACTACACCCCTCCGCTTCACCCACTCTATGCACGTCTTAGCAACCTAGAAGAGGTATGCAAGGCGTTCAATCTACGAAAGAAGGAGTACACCTGATGGAGTACGATCTAAAGCGTCAGATCATCGCTGCGGCTCGTGAGCGGGCCGACATGATCAGTGACGAGAAGGGCCGGGAGTACACGCAGACTGGGGACGAGTACCAGAAGAGCGGCGACATCCTGGCGAACTTCAAGCGGAACGCCGAGCGGTTCGGGGTCTCCCCCATCACCGTCCTCGGTGTCTACATGGGCAAGCACTTCGACTCGATCGAGAACTTCATCCAGGAGATCGTCACCAAGACCTCCTATGAGGATGCAGTCGAGCTGGTGTTCTCGGGCGAGGGGATCATCTCCCGCATCGACGATGCTCGCAACTACCTCGACCTGATGGAGTGCCTGCTCTTCGAGTACCAGCTCCACCCGTTCAGCGTCAACGCCGAGGCTCTCGCCCCCGCCGAAGTGGCGGAGGAGAACGAGCAGCTCTCCCTCGATGGAGAGGCTGAGGAGCCGGAGGCCGAGCAGACCCTCGAAGAGTTCGTTGAGGAGTCCATGAACGCCGAGCTAGCAGACCTGTCGGATCTCACGCCTTCCCCCTTCCAGGGCAGCCGTGAGGTCGGGAATGGCTAGCTGCCCGGACTGCAAGCGCTACCTGGAGACGATCCGGGAGTACGGGCAGGCGATGATGCAGATCAAGAAGCTGACACAGCAGCTTCAGGATCGGCCGGGTGAAGGAGGGAGGGCGATTGCAGACCGTGGCTTCCGAACCTCGTAGCTTCTTCACCGAGGAGCGGGGGATTACCCCGGCGACGCTCGACGCCTACGGGATCGGGAACGAGGACGACCTCATCACCATCCCTTACGGCAGTCTCACGAAGTACCGCAAGCAGTCCCCCGAAGGGCGGAAGATCTGGTGGAGCAAGAAGGGCGTCAAGCCCCCGCTCTTCCTTCCCCCGCCTGCGGACTATGATCGCGCAGCCGCCTTCCTCGTGGAGGGAGAGTCGGACGCGATGCGCCTCTGGCAGGAGCTTGGCGGCGGGGTAGCCGTCTTCGGTCTGTCGGGCGTGGACTCCTGGAAGCCTGAGTTTGCCGACGTGCTCACTCAGTACCAGAAGGTCTTCGTGATCCTCGACAACGACGTGGACTACAACGTGAAGGCAAAGGTCGATGCGGCCTACCTTGACATCCGACGACAGGTGGGGTCGCGTGTGCGACGCCTCAACCTGCCGCAGGAGTGCAAGGACGTGTGCGAGTTCTTCAACCTCTTCGGGATTGAGGAGCTTCGTGCACTTGCAGCCAAGCGCTCCCGTGCGGAGTCTCGCTTCAAGCCGCTCGACCTGACGAAAGACCCCCCGCCGATGGACTGGCTGGTGGACAGTATGGTCGCCTCTGGTGATGTCACGATCACGGTGGGAGATCCGGGCCTAGGCAAGTCGTGGCTCGCGATGGATCTCTCGACCAAGCTCGCGAACAACCAGGGCGAACGGGCCTACTGGCTCGGGCATGAGATCAAGAAGTTCGGCCGTGTCCTCTATGTTGATGAGGAGAACCCGTTGGACGTGGTGTACCACCGCTTCCGCAAGCTGGGTCTCACGAACAAGGGGGCGGCGAACATCCGCTATCTCCACCGTCCGAGCATCTGGCTCAACAAAGACCCGGCCACTCTTCTCGAAGAGGCGCTGGAGTTCGACCCCGTTCTCATCGTGCTCGACTCGCTCTCGCGGGTGCACAGTGAGGACGAGAACGCCGCAGGCGCGATGGCTCAGCTCTTCAAGGAGGGCATCCAGCCTCTCGCCCGCGACACCGGAGCAGCGGTTCTGCTGATTCACCATGTGACCAAGGCCGATGGAGGCTCGGGGTTCCAGCGCGCACGAGGGTCGGGGGACATCACCGCCGTCGTGGATGCTGGGCTGGACATGCGCAGCACGTCTATGCCGGGGGTCTTCACGGTCAACAACTACAAGTCCAGACGACGACTTGGAGGTGAGACGCTGACTGTGCGCCTTACAGACACGCCAGACGGGCGTGTAGTCGTGACGACGGACGGCACGACGAGTGCCTTCTAGTCATGCCTGCACTCCGTTGCTCGTTCTGCGCGTACAACTACCCGCATGATCTAGCAACGCAGAAGTGTCCGGTTTGCGACCAGCAACTAGCTCTGTTCAACGATCTAGAGCCGATGGAGGACTGGGAAGAGATCGTGCACAACGCGATCAAGGACAGACCGAACAGTGTTGCAATCCTGCAGCTTGATGATCCGTATCCTCAGTGGCTCTTCGTGCGTCACCAGGATCTCCTCGACCTCGGCTACGAGAACCTCGAAGACTTCGACGTGGTAACCATCAACGGTGCCAAGTACGAGCTTCAGGGCTACCTCTCCGAGGCGGAGTGCTGGTGGGTGGAAGAGATCGTCGAGGCGGACGAGATCAACAAGCTGCGGGGAGACCTAGAAAGCTGGGATGGCAGCTTCTCGCCGCCCCAAGACGAAGACTAAGCACCAGCTCCTCCTTGACAAGGCGAGACCACTCTATGATAAGATGCTCGCGGATCAAGGAGGCAAGTGTGCTCTTTGTCCTAGGTTGCCGTCGCCTAAGAGGCGGCTCGACATAGATCATGATCACCACTTGATGTACGTCCGTGGCCTCCTGTGCCATCGGTGCAATCGAGCGCTACCGTCCTGGATCAGCCCAGAGTGGTTGAGGGCGGCTGCGGAGTACCTTGAGAAGGGAGATCCGGGTTATGCGCGTTGGTGACTGTGTGCAAGTCACGAGGAAAGTCCCTCTCTTCGGGCGTGCCCCGATCAAGGTAGGCGCGATCGGGCAGATCCGAGAGATCCAAGACGGGGATAAAGCCCTTGTATGGGTGCAGGCCCGTCGCCATACGATCGTCCTCACACAGGACGAGTTCACCATCATCGAGAAACGAAAGGATGCATAGTGGCAGACCAGTACAAGACCGTTGCAGGCTTCGTGCAGTTCGACCCGAACGAGCGCGAGAGCAACGGCAAGACGCTCCAGGATGCCCTGATCCAGAATGTAAGTCAGAACATCGACGTGCGCGTTACGATCTGGCCGGAGTTGGGGGTCAAGGTCAAGAAGGGTGACTTCATCGCCGCGAGCGGGAAGTACTCGGAGCGTGATACCAACGGCCGCACCTACCGGAATCTAAGCGCGAAGAACATCGTCGTGCTCGCCGGTACGGAGGCCGCGAAGACGGTCGTCAACTCGCTTGACAAGCCCGCCACGGTAGACGATCCAGGCTTCTAGTGGAGGCTGCCGTCACCTCTGAACAGGTGTCGGCCTACCGGGGTATGGTGGCTCAGACCGCCCGCCGCTTCGTTGGAGTGGCGGGAGCAGAGTTCGATGATCTAGAGCAAGAGGGTCTAATCGCCGTCTGGCGAGTCCTCGACCAGGGGAACTACAGGCCGTCCAGCGAGGTCGTCAAGAACGCCTGCAAGGACTGGGTTCGTCTGTGTGGCCGTCGTGGGTTCGGTGGCTATGAGCCACTCCCCGAGGAGTAACTACACGCTGGAGGAAGTCGAAGGGCTAGTGGAGATGTACGAGGAGGTGGAAGCCATCAAGGGCCAACTCTGGGTACTTGTTCGCTACGCCGACCTCGACATCGCCCTCCAGAAGATACCCCCCGTACTGCGCCAAGCCGTCCTGTTGATCGGGATCTTCGGCGTAGACACACGGTGGGCCGGTGATGTACTAGGCGTTCCCCACGTTACGATGTGGAGACGCTACAGGATGGGCCTCCAATGGCTCACTAATCGACTGAATGGAGTGTGAGTGAAGGTAGTCTTCTTCGATACTGAGAGCACCGATCTCTCCGCGAACTGGGGGCGGCTTCTCTGCGCATCCTTCGTTACGCTGGACGATGATGCGGTGACGACGTACCGCAAGGATGTACGCCCGTTCATCGGGCGGAACAAGGTGGACGACTCACGTCTAGCCGTTGCGATCCGCGACGAGCTGGAGCAGGGGGACATCATCGTAGGGTGGAACAGCATCCTGCATGACATCCCGCTGGTGAACGCCCGCCTTGCCGCAGCTGGGGAGCGGCCGATCCGTGTAGGCGAGAGGCACGGGGTCATCAACCTCGACCTCATGTACTACGCGGGTGGGCAGACGATGAAGATCGGCGGTCGTCGCCTCGACACCGTTGCCAAGTTCTTCCAGGCCGACAACCAGAAGACCCCCCTGGACGGCGAGACCTGGCAGCTGGCAGCAACAGGCGATCGGACGGCGATGGATCTAGTCGTGGAGCATTGTGAGGCCGATGTGCTCGTCCTCAAGGACGTGTGGCCCCACCTTGCCCCCGGCGTCAAGAAGCACCAGTTTACGCTGAGCGAGGTCTGGCCGTTTCTTGCTAGCATCCCCAGTCGTAAGGCAAGTTAGTCAACTAGAGAAGGGGGGAGCTGCACATGGCAGCTCGGAACAAGGAAGTAAGAGATCTCGTGCGGGAGC